AATTAGTAAGTTTATGTGATATCTATGTTTCATCTTTGTTTTGGTTTAATCTAACATTGAAAATAACGGGTAGTTTCTTTTCAGGTGTCATTTCTATTAGTTGCTGATACTTTTCATCACCAACAATACCGTCAATTGTCCATTCTGTTTTAACACCATTTTCACATATTGGTATTGAGTATGTTTCTTGTTTACTCATCTTTGTTTTGTTTTAGTCTTTATTCATCCTTATTGATTTTAAATCTTATTTAAAAAAACCCTAGTGTAAATTAATACACTAGGATTTAAATGATTTATAAACCACAAATTGATAATGCAGATTGTACATCATCATAACCTGCCTTAGGAACACTAATTACCCAATCAACACCTAATGTGTGATCTTTATAATCAGTAGAAGTAGTATATAGATTAGGGAAGTGAGCTGCTTCCAAATCTTTTATAGTACCTCCTATCTGAGGATAATCAAATTCTAACATCTCTCCTTTAAAGCAGATATCAGCATCATTAGATATAAGAGAACCTTCATGTTTAATCAATGCTTCTAATAACCCATGAATAGCTTCTTTGATATCAATATCATCTGAAAAATCGTCAATATAAGGATCGCTCCACCCTCTACATTCTGCTAAATTCTCCTCTTCAATTACTATTTCTACTATAGCATTAGAGTCCTCCATTTCTTTTTTAAGTTGAGTAATCTTATTCTCTAATTTGTTAATTTGACTTTGTAGATCTTTATCTACACTTGATAATTCTTTGTTGCTTCCCATAAAATTGATTTTAAAAATGTTAAAAAATTTGTTTTATTTTACTCTATCCCCATACGTTCTTCCCATCTAAAAGGTTTCCAAATACACTTAAATCTCCTCCTTTAAATATAACCTTATACCCACACTCAAACCCTTCACCAACTGATTTAATAGGTGCGGCTGTCAGATATACTTCACCTTTTACTATTAGATTTTCTCCTATAGTTTCTATATTACTCATTTGAATATTAAAATGCTTACCACAAGTGAAGTTATTAGGTATATTTTTTAATTTATGGCAATAATGTATATTAAATGAATTCTTAGCAAGAATACCATCGGGAAGTGAAACTAAATTACTTAAACCTATCTCGAATTTACCACCAATAGATAAATCTCCTAATATCTTTGTTAAATTATCACATTTAAAAATACTAAGATAACTTTTGGTTTTAATACCATCTACATATTCTAGGCTTTCACAATTTGTTATTTCTGCATTACCTTTTATTACTAGATTTTTAGGTAATCTTTTGACATTTGGTGTGTTTATCATTCTAAAATGACCATTTACAGTAAAATCTTCTTCTGGTAGTTTTGTGATTGCGGTATTATTTGATATGGTTATCTGACCACCTATTTTCCAAGAACTCTTTATTTCTGTAATACCAGAAGTTATCATATCTTCCTCAGCACATTTATGTCCTTTCTTTGAAAAATCATTAGATGGAAAATGACCACCAGCTAAGTAAAAGTGTTTTTTACAAACAAAATCATCGGGCAATTCTTTAAGGTTACCTTTATTCATAAATAGGACAGCAAAACTCCCAACCTTCTTTATCGAACCTAAACTATGTACTGATGGACTCTCAATCCGTAATGCTCCAGTAATTTCTTCTAGGTTATTTATGACTAATTTCTCACCATTCTCAATCTGCTCTTCAGTTAGTTCAATATCCCAACCAGGACCAATACATAAACTACCTTCAAATACTTTTGCTGGGTAATCCCAAACAGTTAATTTGTTATTCTTAAAGTGTCTAAGGTATTCCGCTTGTGTCATCCCACCAATCCATTCAAAATATTCTGGTGTCCCATACTCAATCCCTTCTGATTCACTCTTTTCAATTATTTTCATAACCTTTTTATAAAACTGACCTTTTCTATCGTATTCACTACCATATGTCACTTTCCATGCCTCAGCCATCTTTTCTTCAGTTTTGGCAATCATCTTTATTTTTTCAAATTCTTCACTCATATAACTTTGATTTAATTTTTAATTCTATATTTAGGACTTTTCCAACTATGCTCATCATCTATAAATGATAATCTACTAACAAAGTTGGATGTGTCACTTAATCCTTCTTTTGCTATACTATCTAAATAACTGTGTAATTCAATACTATCACTATAACCCAACATATCATCAACAGTTACATTATGACAACCCCAATACTTATCATCAGAATTTTCTTTACAACAATAGATGTATTTGTAGTCCCTAAAACTTTCTTTACCACAACCTATTAAAATAATAATAGTACCTATTAGAAAAAATCCTTTACTCATCTTTGTTTTGGTTTAATAACACTATTCTGTTTTCCATCATTTGAGCTATGTCTTTCCCTTTTGGAAAATATTTCATCACCTCAATTGCTATATCAGTATCTAATTGAGAGATTATATCTGCAAAAAACTCTAGAACATCTGTTTCATCCATACCATTTATAGGATCTATTCTTACAGATTCAGTTAAGAATTCCTCTATCTCTGATATAATAGTATTTGCTTTTCCTTGTCTTTCTTTATCTATTTTACTCATAATTTAACACCTACCTATTCCCATTTAACACTCATTTTCAAACATTGAATGATGATTTGTTTTTTAATAAAACTTACATCCTTACCATCATCATTACCTACCAAGTATTTACCTATTAGATAATCTAAATCGGTTATATCATCCTCAAATGTGTTTATATCTAATCCATCTATTCTATCTTCCTTACTCATCTTTGTTTTGGTTTAATATGTGATTTTTAATATCTCCAATAGTATGTATTCCTTGTGCTGAGTTATCTAATGCTTCTACTGGTGTATTATTTGGTAGTATTTCTGCTAACTCATCAGTAAACCACATTTCAGCACCATTTTCACCACCTACTCTTCTTGCTATTGGTCTTTCATCACCACTTTTAGTTATTATTCCGAATGTTGTACTCATCTTTATTTTGGTTTAAGTTCTTCCTCCATATCTAACATGATAAAAGATTGTTTCTTAATTATAGACCTGTACTTGAATATGTAAGATGTTTGAAACCCTAGTATGATTGCAAGTATTGCTATATAAAAATACCAATGTAAGCTCTTTGCAAAGTCTATTCTTTTTAAAGTAGTTTTCATGGTTTAGAATATTAGTTTATAACCTGTATTTGTAGATTCAATTTGCTTAACTGGTTTATTACCAGGCCATTCAGAACCTACTTGAATGAAAGGACCACCACTTGGATCTACCATAGTAATTTCCATATCATCATTCCTTGAAAACCTACAATAACCAAAATCACCTTCCCATAATAAATTCCCTTCATTATCGGGTGTGAAAATATGTTTATCTCCGTATCTATTTTTATATTCCATCTTTTTCATAACTTATTAATTTACATTATTACAGTAATCTTTATATCTTTCTTCAAATTCTAACTCTGAATTAAAATCCATTTCTCTATCAGCTCCATTTTCAGCTAATTCTATCCAAATTTCACTTTCATTTAAATCATACCACTCATCAAATGTTAACATAACAATTATTTTTTATTTTTAGAATCATTATTTACAAATAAATCTATAAAATATCCTACAATTAAAAATCCAATTATCCAGGGTATATCTTCAATTCCCATTCTCTTTTAATTTTTTATCTAAACCATCAACACATTTTTTTAGAAGATAATTTACAGCATTAATAGATTGATTTTTTCGATAATTATCTTTCATTATCATAAAGAAATATCCTATATCTTCAATAATTTCTTCTTTATTATCCGGTAGTATATAACCACCATCTACTAAGTTTTCATTCATAACCTTTATTTTTATTATACCCGGAATATACAAAGGAAGATTTGGGTCTCCACATCTTCCTACGAAAAAAACTAATAAAATATATTAAATTAGATTTTAGGTCCAAATAATTCTTCTAAAGTCTTTTTATTAATATTACTAATAATTTTGTAGTATCTTTTCTCATAAAAAGTTTTAGTGTAGTAAATATCATTCCAATACTCATACCCTAATTTAGTTATAGTAGTAATTGATCCTTTATTGTTTGGGTTTATTGTAGCTAAAAATAAATTTATACCATACTTACTACCAACATTATTCCTAAATTGAAGGAGATTTGTTGCTACTCCTAACTTTCTAAAATTAACATCAACAGATAATAATCCCCCAATACAATACGTTATATTTTTATGTTTTATTTTTTTCTTAGCTACCGATATCCCTATCAACTTATTATCTAAAATAGCAACTACAAAGTATTCTGAATTTGATAAACTTTTTTTAATTGAGTTAACATCATTCCACTGCCCCCCAGATATTATTAATTTAGCTGATTCTTCTAGATATTCTCCAATTTCATCTAGAATAAAATATTCAACATCATTTTTATCTATTAGTTTTTTCATACACATAAAAGTTTTGCTTCTCCATCCAACTAACAGGCAATCCAATCTTCTTAATATTAAATATAGGTTCTTTAAATATCTCTCCTATACCTCTATAAGAGATAACTGCAAAATCCGATAATTTATTATTAATTCTTTGATTACATTTAATATTAAATGAACTTTCAAAACATAAATTACTCTCCCAAATTACATCACCATTTTCAAATTTAAAATCCTCAAATGATTCTTTAACTAAACTTATATTTTTTAAGTTATATTTTTGTATTAACTTATTTCCAAAATCAATTCTATGATGGTGGATGTCAAGTCCTATAGTTTCTATATTAGGATTTAAATCATTAAGGTAAAAATTAACCCAACCAATACTACAACCCACAACAATAAATCTTTTGGGTTTTATTTTTAAATGGTTAAATAAAGTTAAAAATGTGTCATAAGGAGTTGAACCATAGATAAAACTATTATGAGAATGAATCTCTAATAATCTATCAGTTTCTAGTTTATCTTTTTCCTTATTTAGTGATTTATAATTTTCTAATTCACTTAATATTACCTTATTTTTCATAGTTTATTATAAATATACTACGAAATCATTCCTCTTCTATCTTAAAACATTTGGTACATTGTTTATACCCTGAATTGAATCTTTTCCATTCATGGGTACATCTTCTATATTTAAAATATCTTTTAATTGATAATATTAAATCTTTAATCATTACCTCCAAGTTATAATTCCTGTAATATCAATAATTATCCAAATAATATTCATTGATAATAAACTCCAATCTTTATCTCTTAACATAATAATAGCCATTGATAGATGGCCAACCAAAAATACAATATAACTAATTAGTATATCAGTTACTCTAAGTGATATAGTTAATGCAGCTAGAATTGTAATTACAACACTAACCCACTTCCAAATATTATTCACTTTCATTTTCTAACCTAATCTTCACTTTTACTTTTATTGGATTTTAAAACATTTTTATTAAAAACATTTATTTTATCTCTTAATTCATCCTCAGATGAAGCAATTAACTCTACTAAACTATCATTTGATAAATAATAATCATCTCCATTATATCTAAAATCACTTGTTGTGTAATAAACTTTGTTTGTTTTCTTTTTCATAATATTTTAGTTTTTAATTTTATTTCCAATCATTTCTATTTCTTCCCATTCATTTTCATAGCTTTGAATGATTTCTCTTTCAACTTCTTCCCAATTAATGCTCTCGTATTCACTAATTTTTTTAGTCATCTCCTCCAAAAGGTAGGCACATCTTTCATATTCTTCACTATCTTCAAATACTTGTATAAGATTTTTAGTCTTTTGAATTATAGAATTATACATTTTCCCATTGTCCCCAGGAGAAAATACAATAGAATCAAACCAAGTAGAATAACCATACTCCATTATAATAGAATAAAAATATTCTAATTCAAATCTTTCTCTATCTATTTTACCTAAAACAAACTTATCCATCATAACTCCATTGTTTTATTTATATTTGATACAAATCCTCCTGTATTATTTTCTCCCCATTTTCCAATATATAATATACTTCATATTGTTTGTTTATGTGGATTCTTTCTACAACTGAGGATATAGTATTGAATTTATTATTGAAATACATCACCTTATCTCCTAATTGGTATGTTAGTGTAATTCTCTTCATTTTATATTTTTTTTAAACCAATAAACAAAAAAAACAATCCCTACAACTATAATTGTAATTAATTTTAATGGTAGGAGATTTAATATAGTTATCATTCCCTCCATTTTAACTTAAACTTTCTAAAATAACTCCATCAAAATCCTGATTTTGGGCTAACTCAATAGCTTCCCACCTAAAAAACTCATCCTTAGGTTGTGAATAGACATAATAATTATGCTTATCCGCCCAATCTCTTACTAACTTACTTTCTTCCTCCCAATCCATAGCAATTAATTTATCCATTGGGATTTTTAAAATATCCTCAAATAACTCAACAATTCCTAATTCTTTAATTTCCTTTGTCATAACCTTTATTTTTAACTCGTTTTACACCCTAACCGTGCAACGTGAATATACGAAGGCTCCCTCAGGGAGCCACATTTTTAACGCATTTCTACATCTTTTCTTTTTAAAGTTACCCTAATTTTATTTTCATTTAGCACTTTAATTTTCTTTTCTTCTTCTCTTAAAATAATACATTTTACTTCTTCTCCTAAAGCATTATAATAAAAGTGAGTATAAGATGGATTAGTAATATTATCTATATATTTTTCTCCAGTCCATATTTCATATATCAGTTTATAGATCCATTCCATTATAGTAGTTTTATTATAAATACTAAAGATAATATTGTTATTTTTTTCTAAATACTTCTATTACTCCAACCCCTACAAAAATACCTATCCCAATGAGTAGTTCTTTTCTAATTATATCTATATTACCAGTTATCACCCCATAAATTCCTCCTATAATAACAAATAATAAAAGTAATTTTAAAATTAAAGGTGATATTTTATCATCATAAACTTTTTCAATTTTTTCAATGGTTTCTTTCCTCAATACCCTCTTAAGAGCATCTTGCATATCAACTCCATATGCGGGGATTCCAGTTTTGATCTTCCCATCTTCTTCTTGAATATCTAAGATATATTTGTGGTAACCATTTTTATTATCTTCTTCTACTAGGATACAACTTATACATTTTCTTCTTACCATAACTATGATTTTTTAATCTAAACCCTCAACATAATCTTTAATTAATCTTTTTATTCTTTCAACTTGTTTATGATAATCCAGTTTTTTATTATGACTTTCAATAGTGGATTTAAAAATAGCTTGAGAATACAAATCTAATTTTTCTTCATTATGTTTAATTTCTTTACCCATTTTAATTATTTTAAACTAATATATTCCCTCTTAGTACTGAAATGAATTGAGCTAATTCACTAAATTCATCAATAAAAATAAATGCATTGTCCATGTTACTAATAATAAATTCTCCATCATTATTCTGAGATTCTATATTAGTATTAGATACTAAAAATATCCCATTAACAACTTCTAACTTATAATAGTAGAAATCATTTTCAATGTCTTGAACTATAACTTTCTCAAATCCTAAATTAATTAAATCTTTTTCTAACATAACTTTTATTTTTTAATATTCTATTTTTGAATACTTCTCTATAATTGATAATTTATCTTCAGCATCAACTAACATTTGTAGAGCATCTTCAGCATTTTTATAAAAGTCTTCTGTAGAATGATCTCCAATCCCAACAGGATGATCACCTAATAATTTTAAACTTAATAATGCTTTATCTCTCTCAGCCTCAGCTTGACTTTTTAACATTTTAAATAATTCCTTTTTCATAATTTTATTTTATAATTTCATCAATAACCCCATATCCTAAAGCCTCACTAGCATCCATAAACCAATCATGTTTTGATTTTAATATCTCATCTAATTTTTCTTTAGGTATTCTTGTCTTCTGTAAAGTAAGTTTTTCAAATTTCTTCTGCAATCTCTTTGTTTCTTGATAATCTTCCTCCATATCTTTTATCTTCCCTGAGAATCCAGTTGATACTTGGTGGTACATTGGGGTTGAATGTTCATATCCAAAGCGTTTATGGCCATGAATTAATATCATAAAACCACAAGACATAGCAGCCCCAGTAGCTATTGTATGAACTGGTACTTTAGAAGTATTCATTACACCTAATAAACCCATACAGTTATAAACTGCACCTCCATAACTATCAATATAAATTTCAATAGGGCATGGTTTATAATTCATCCCATATACAGCATATAATTTAATTAATTCTTCATCACTATCATTTATATTAAGTATAGATTTAGATAGTTTATTCATACTTTCTTGATCCACTTGAGATGCTAGATATAATTTTCTCCCTAATGGTCTTGGTAATTCAATTGATATATTCATCCCCATAATTTAATTTTTATTTTTATAATTTATTATCTTTTCCCCCCATCATAGTTTTTGGCATGTCCTTCTGATATTAGAAGATTATTCACACTATCAGAATTGTGATTAAGATAAATATCTCCTAATACTCTTCCAAATTTACCTACTCCATGAGATACTAAAATAAATTTACCTTCATTCTCTAATTCAATAATTTCAGCTAATCTTTCTTTAGCAGCTAACCCTTTAACTTTTTCTACTTGATCTCTAGTTCTTGATTCCCAAGCATCTATACCATATAACCTAATACGTTTTTTTACATGAGTATCAAAACCAAGATCAATTAAAGCATCAACTGTATCTCCATCTACTACTCTTAATAGGGTTGCGTTATAAGTATACATAATTTATTCAATTAAATCCTCTAAATTAATATTTTTATCATCAATTTCTTTTTGTATTTCTCCAAATACATATTCAATCATCACGGCATTACTAACTTCCCCCATCACTTCAGATTTTCTGTGACATTTTCTCTTTAAGTTATATCCTATCTCAAATAGAGCAGATGCTAAGTCAGATGACTTCATAGCACGTTTAAATGCTGCTTCTTCAATATAATCCCCTAAATTAAACTCTAATGTTGCCTTAGGACCAAATAACTTTTCTTTAATTCTATCTATCATCTTTAATAATTTAAAATTGCTAATTCTTTATGCTTTGCTTCAATAACAATATCAGGATCTAACCCATAAGTATTAATTTTATTATAAATTAAATCTGAATGAGCTTGTGGTCTGATAGTTTCATCTAATTTCTCTTTTCTTCTACTCTCTGAGTAATGACAACATTGTTTAATATTTTTAGGCCAGGTAGTTGAAGCCATTTTTAATGCTTCTTCTTCACTTAAACCCCCAGTATTAAACTTATGGTGGAAATAATCAAATGTAATTGGAATACCAATTTTTTTATAAACCCCCTCAAATAGATCTTTAACAGAGTATTCGTTTGGACTATCATCATTTTCGATTACTAGACGTTTTTGAGTGTTTACATTCAACAAACTAAAATTCTCCACAAAACGCGCCAACGTTGATTTCTTATCACCATAAGCACCACCTACATGAATATTAATTTTGTTGTAATTTGAAGGTTTATAACCCATCATATCAAATTGTTCACTGTGTCTATCTAATTCTTTGATAGTTTTAGCTATTACCTTTGGATTAGGTGAAGCCAAACAATTGAATGGGCCAGGATGCATTGTAAGTCTTTGGTCTGCTTTAAGAGCATAATCACCTATTTCTTCCATTAGTGATTTTATCTTATCATAATCTTTTAAATCAGTAAATTCATACTCAGTCATCCAAGGGAATATATTACTAGATATTCTAAATAATTTAATATCTTTTTCTTTATTCCATTGAACTATTTTATATAAATCTTCAACATTTTTAAGAGCTAATTCAGATACATAATCCAACCCCTTATCTTCAAATGTTTTTTTACGCATTGTACGGTTTGTCATTATTTTCTCTTTGCTAAGAGTGAAACAGATACAAGCATAGCCTAAATTTAACCTTTTTGTCATAACTTTTATTTTACAGTTGAAAATTCTTTTTCAAATATACTATTAATCTCACTAATAGTATTTGTACTAGTAATGAAAATAAGTTTAGCTATTTCATCAGGCTCAACCCAACCTTTAACAATACTCTCATTTTCATCAATTCGAGCCCATTTATCATTTTCATCCCAAATAGCTACTTCAGCCGAAGTACATTTTGGTGTTGGTTTATTTACAGTTCGAGTTGAACTATAATTACTCATACCCCATTGAATGCTAATAGTATTACCATTATTAAATGTCATTGTAATACCTGAGGAATTTTCATCTATCATCCCTAAATCCTTATTAAAAAATGGATTTTTATTTATTTCTATCTTTGACATAACCTTTATTTTTATAATGTATAATGTTTTGGGTTAGCTCTGAACTCACCAACTTTCAAACCTAAAACTAAATCTTGATATAACTCTTTAACTGAATTGTAAATGATTTTACCATTTGGATCTTCATATCCGATACGAAAAAATGATGTAATTTCATCATTTTCAGTTAAACAACTAACTTCATATGAATTATAAAACCCACCAAATTGATAATATCTTAACCCATCCTCAGAACGGTTAATTATTTTAACATTTTGATCTTTAATTAACTTATTTAACCAAACTAAATTTTCTTTTAAATTTTCCATAACCTTTATTTTTATTTTTAACTCGTGTTACACCTCAATCGTGCACCGTGAATATACGAACCCTATCCTGGGGAGCCACATTTTTATGCTATTTTCTCTTTTCTTTCTCTAATAAAGTTTTGTATACATTTATAATTACCATCTTTAATACAAATATCTACTAATGTCTCCACATCTTTTCTTAATTCATCCTGACTGAATCCTTCAGCTGGAAAACCAATAACTTCTATTACTTCATTAACTATTTCAAACTTTGTCATAACTCTTATTTTTAACTCGTGTTACACCTCAATCGTGCACCGTGAATATACGAAGAGATTCTCGGGGAGCCACATTCTTACAACATTTTCTTCATCTGAAGTACTTTTCTCTCTCTTTCAGTTTTAGTATTAATTATTTCAAAACCTAATTTTTTATAAATGTAAACTGCCCTTTCATTTTCTTCTAATACATCCAGATAAACTTCATTTATTGAATGCCATTTTAAACTATGAAATAATTCTTGATATGAAGGAACTGAATGGCCTTTTCCTCTATGGTTTCGATGGATATCCATTCCAATTTTTACTCTTCCTTTACCCCACTCACTGGTTCTAATATAACCTATATCTTCTTCTTTAATGTTAACTACAAAAAAATGAGGGCTATCTTCCTTATACCATTCTTGATATTCTTCTAAAGAATAATCTTTATCTTCATATAACCATTGTATGCAGTCTTTCCTTACATCTTTAAACCATTCCAGATCACTATATAACATTTTTCTTAATCTAACCATTTAAAACTTCAATTTTTAAATTTCTTATTATTTCTTCTTTTGATATTAATTCTAAAAATTCTTCTATTTCTAATTCTCCTTTTATTTTCTCAAATGTCTTACTTTCAAAATCAGTAAGACCATCTCCCAATCTGGGGGGAGGGAGATCTTTTATATACTCAAATTGTATTTTCATTATTCAAATGATAATATATTGTCTATATTGATATAAACAATTTTATATTCTTTAGTTAGTGTTTTATAATATTCTACTTCTAACATTTTTTCACCATTCTGGTAACACTCGTCAATCATAATTTTCACATCATTTAGTGGTTTATGTATTAAATATGATTTGTCGGATAATAATTTAATGGATGTTGTTGATATATTTTTTTTCCTCATATTGGTTTGGTTTTTTCTTTAAATTTCCATTCTTATTATTAGCGCTAACCTCCTTTTTATTTTATTAAGTAATCTTAAAAACCTATTTTAATTATGGGTATAAATATCAATAAATTCATCAATATTCATTTCTAAATTTGATAAATGTTGGAGTTTGATTATAAACTCTTTACATAAAATAGGTTTATCTTTATTACCATAGACCCAATATTCTTCATATTCATCATCTCTTAATATACCCCAATTTTTTATCAGATAGTAATCTTTTTTATGTTTAACAACCCATTCATTACTTGTTTTACCACTTCCTTTAGTAGGGAAAGTAGGCTCATCTAAAATCTTTACTAAGTCATTATAGTTACTAGATATAGTGTCTATCAATCTTAAATCTTTAATCTTTTCTTTAGCTATACTCTTAGTTTTTATAATTTTCATTTCTTTTACTTTAAAAATCCCTATTAAAAATTTTATTATATTTTTTATAATTCTTCGCATAACCAAGGCTCAACATCTTCCTCAATATCTTCCTCAATCATAATAGTAGTATCAGGGAACATAATACTTATTCTATTTTGAGTAAAACAGTGTTTTAAAATTCTCCCTAAATTAATAGATTTAGTTCTAATATTTCTATCATTAACTTCAAATCTAGGATAATTAATTAATTCAACTATTGCCCCATTTTCCTCACCTTCAACGTATATAAACGTTGTAGGTTGGATATTTACGCATAACTTAACATCATCACAGTATTCGCTGCAAATATCTTTAACGCGGTTTAAATCAATGTTTTTTTGGTTATCATCCCCTGGATCATAACTTTCAATATATCCAGGTCTAAACCCAATATATATTCTTGCCCAAAATGTATTTGAAATTTTCATATTATTGAATTTTATAAGTATTTAATTCTTCAAGCTCAACTTCAAGTTCCTTTAGAATTTTCATTTCTTTATCTAAATCCTCTTGAATTTCAGTTTTATATTTATCATTCAATTCTTGTTTAGGATCATTATAAATATCATATCCAAACCATTTATCAAGGATAAATAAACATTCTTCTAAGTCTAAAATCATTCTTTTTGTACTATCTATTGCTTGTAATACATTTTCAATTCTTTTTAAATTTTCCATAACCTTTATTTTTATTTTTAACTCGTGTTACACCTCAATCGTGCACCGTGAATATACAAACTTTCCCTTGCTTCTCCACTACTATCCAATTAACTCTTCATTCCCTTCTATAATTTCTTCAAATTCTAATTCTTCAACTTCTTCCAAAAATGTATAATTAATTGGGTCTTTAATTACATGGTTTGCTCCTATATAATCTCTAAATTCTTTTAATAATTCCATAGTATCAACACCTTTCCTTTCAAAATTATGTTTAGAAATTATCCTTACAATTGAATATAATTTATCGTTATGGTTTAAAATTCTTCTCATCTATTGTATACTTTAGTTACTTGACCATTATTCCAAAGTTGAAGTACTATTCCTGGATAGTGTTTGTCTACTTCTTGACCTTGAATATTAAATAATTTTATAATTTCTTCATATTCCCCATTAATATCAACTTTAACTAATATGATCTCAAATGTTTCCCTTCTACCATCAAAATCAACTTGGGTTAATCTATAATAATTATCTCCTGATAATGGGTTAATATGTTCTAGGTTATAAATTTCTCTATCTATAGTAGTACCACTACCCTCAACTTCTCCTATTTTATTCCAGTTAACTCCATCTTGACTATGTTCAATAACAAAATAATCATTATTAATTTGTGAAGCCACTTCCCATTCTAATTCTACAACCCTCTCATTTAAAATACCTCCAAATGAAGTTAATGTTATTGGTAAAGCACCTCCACTATTACTACCAATACTAAATTGAACATTAGGTCTAGTACTAGATCTTGAACCTGTTGAAGTTGGATAACTACCATCTTGATATTTATAAGCCGATCTTCTGGTTGATGATGTATAATCAAATTCTGGATATGAGTATGAATAACTACCATCTCTATTTTCAACTTTAATTAATAAATTATCAGTATTATTATAATCAAATTTAGTTGCTAAAGTAATTTCCTCCCAACCCGGTGACCAATCAATAGTCCCACTATAAACTAAAGTCCAATCACTAGAAGCATAATTACTGTTAAAATCTTCTTGCACATATGAGCTTGGGAATTGACTATAAGTAGTATGAGCCATATAAATTTTCTGATTAGACATTGAATATGAACTTGGACTACCCGCATCAACATAAAATCTAAGCTTTTCAATTTCCCCTTCAGTTGCTATTTCACTTTGTAAGTAAATCATTCCAGACCAACTATATTCAAATAAACCATAAGATGGAACTAAACCACTTTCAGAAGTACCCGAACCAATCCCTACTTCAGTATTGCCACTTCCACCACCTCCACCACCAGAAGATGTTTCAGTTACTAATATATTGTCAAATGTAGCACCCCAATCATATTTACCATAATAATGAAATCTTAATGAATAATTATCTGAAATAGAATTATTACCTGATAAGTTAACACTCCCACTAAAACTAGCATCTATATCTGCAGTTACATAAACTAAATCTACACCTACTTGAACTCCATCCGTTTCATTATACAAATAAACCTCAAAATAATCGGCTGAGTAGTGATCAAATAGATAATCAAATGAAATTGAAATTGTAGTTTCAGAAGGTGAAAATTGTTTTGTAATAAAAATGTTATCTTGAGTACAACTACTACCAAAATATTCAATAGCGGCAAATCTTCCTGTACATGAACCACATTTTTCATCATGAGAAGTAACTACCTCCCAAGTTTCACTATTACAATTATTTACAATTTGATAATTTGAAGTTGTACTGGAAGATGTTGTTACAAATCCAGTACTTACAGAGGAAAAGTCCTCACTTAGCAGAGTTGTCTGACCTGTTAAGATACTATATAGGAACAGTCCTATTACTAACATAATTTTTCTCATAACCTTTTAATTTAATACTGTAATATACGAAAGATATTTTACTTTTCCAAAACTTTACTCCAAAAAATTTCAAAAGATATAGAAAAAGCCATTTTTAATATAACATAATCAATTATTAAATTAAGTATGTATAAATCTCCAATATTAACTATCCCATCATAAGATAAAACACCTAACACAAAAAACGTTATCATAAATGATTGAGCAAAATGCCATAAATCAGTTGTCCAAACAAAAATAGTAGATGAACCAGGAAATCTTTCCCCATCTAAACTGTTACTTTTATTTTTCCATTTATTTTTATAGCTAATTTTTGGGTTAGCCCACTGTTCAAATTTAGTTCCTTTAAATATCGATCTATCCCAATGAAATGAAATTTTATCCATTATTGCATTTGAAGCTCCCGCTAAGATAAAAAATAGTATACTCAACATAATTATCTTATTTTTTCTAATTCAATGATCCTATCTTCTAATTCATTGATCATTTTAATTTTTTTATCTAATCTCTGTTCTATAGTTTCTATCTCCATTTGCATTATCTTAAATTCAGCATAAGCCATTCCCGCTAAAAATATTAGAGCAATAATGTGAACTATATTATCTTTTAAATAACTCTGCATAATTAATTAATTTGCATTCCAGGAAATAAAAATTGAGCTAATGCTTCAAATATTTGGATGTCATGAAAGTATGAGAAATAAAATCCACCTCCAAATATTATAAATAAAATAATGAATAATCCTCTCCAATAAGGTAAATATGAATCACCCCAACTATCAGGGCCTGAGCCATATGCAAAATTTAATTTATTATTACATTTCTTACAATTAGTAGGTCTGTCAGGTCTAAACCAAGGCAACCAAACCCAAGGTTTTTCAATCATTCTGCCTTTCCACTGCATGTGAGAATAATTCCACCAATCTTTATGTAAACACTTAGAGCATCTATATTTCTGTCTCGTAAATAAATTTAATGATGTTCCTAATATATCTTCCATCTTCATAATACACCTCCTCGTTTTATTATAAATATTACTTCCCTAACTTAAGTACTTCCCATATTAGTTTTAAATGATAAACACATAAAACCCAGGTGGCCATTAATTCAAACCAAAATAAAGTACCTAAAAATAATAGAGGTATTGATAGTAAATAAATATAAGTAAAATATCTTAATCTCTTAATACTATATAGAGGTGGAATGCAAGCTAAGAAAAACATTAAAGCTAAAAAGTTATGAAACATAGGAGTAAAATCAACAGAAAAAGCTGTTAGCATTAATAAGAATATAGAGGCTGTCTCCCATTTTTTAATACTATATAAGAAATAACTAGTAGCAGCATTTGTAATAATAAATAAAGGCTGCAATTGGGTCTTCCAAGCAGCCGAAAAGGAAATTATTTCCCCACACACCAATAATATAATTAAAGGATGTATAAAAGCTATCATTATCACTAATAGCCTTATTAATATGTCTTTTTTAATTACCCCAATTTTCTGTCACTAAAATGATAGATCTAATTCTACCCTCTTTATAATATCTTGTGAACAATCATATTCTTTTAATAGCTCAATCATTTTTTCATTTGACATCATTGTAAATAATGAACTCTCATCTACAATTAAATCATCCTCCCCATCTTCTCTCCTCTTAAAATGTTGAAAGAAATAACCTTCTAAATGGTCATAGCCAAATGATATACTTTCTTCTTCGTTTATTACTTTTGAGTATCTACTCATATCTTTATATTAATAAATATTATAAATTTCAAAATCACTTTCTCTAGTAACTTTCCTCATAAATAAAGCCCCAGTTTCTCTTATTTTTTCAATTTCCTTAAATGAAATAAAATCATAAGTTTTAGGATAGTTATTCTTATTTCCTTTATGAGAAATATCAATCCAATTAGAGAATGTTAAAGTCTTATCCTCCCAATCAATCCCTAACATATTAAGCATCGTAGGATAATAAACCTCATCGGGTGCGAATACATCCTCAAATAACTCTGTTTTATCTATCTCTAATAATTTCCCAACAGTATCTCTATTTAAAACCATCCATTGACTTCTCTTCTCAAAATTATCTTTACTTATTTGGGATTTATCCTTAATTGTATTATATCTCCCTTCACTATCCATATCTCCCATTATACCCATCCTATTGGATTTACTGGTTAGTAATTCTCTCTTAATTATCTCAGGTGTATGGATAGGGATACATTTATCAGATAGTAAGATAAATACTTTATTAGATTCATCTTTAAATGCTTCTCTAAATAAGTTATTAGTAGCTCTAACTAAACTAATACCCCCCCATTCAGTTTCAACTCTATCTTTAATAATATGGGGGTAAAAATAATTACTAACTTCTTTACTTTCTTTAGGGTGCAGGTAAACATTATAATTACTTCCCATTTTATTAAAGAATTTCCTCCAAGTATGAGTATTTTCTATATCACCATAAGTTAAAAAACAAAAAGCAATATTTTCATTTTCAAAATATGGAGTTATTTTTTCTTTTCTCAAAAATGAAATTAAACTATCTTTTTTCAATGTAGATTCATCTATATTTTTCAAACCACCTTCAGGATAATTTTTAATATCATAAATCTCTAAATAATCTTTCTCTTCATTCTCACCTTTAAAAACATAACATATAATTTTATTACCATAATCAGTATAATTATAAAATAATATATTACCTTCATGTCCTTCGATGTTAAATAATCTTGCAGGAATGTTAAATATGAATTTATTTTCTCTCTTATATGGAGGTTCCTTGCTGTAACCAAATTTAACAAAATCCTCATGATATACTTCTTGAATTAATTGAATTAATTCTTTATCCATATGTTGTATACCAAATTCTTTTTCACTAACATTTGTTCGAGTATTTAACTTAATATCTAAATCATATTCAGACATTAGATTATCAAATTCCTCCTTCAAATTCTCCATTTTTAAAATGTGAGTAGTAGAATTATTATCTAAATATAGATGTTGAGGAGTATAATGATCACCTCTTGAAATACCATGTTTAGTTGAAGTTGGCTTATCCCAAGCTCTAATTTTTTCTTTTAAATATCTATTAAAGTAATATATTCCTCTTAAAAATGCTTCTTTATCTCTACCAACACCACCCCATTTACAATGAAATTCACTTAAAATCCTCTCATAAGGATTTCTAACCACCATAAACCAATCATATTTATCTTTTAATTCTTGAGGCTTATCTATAAATATTTCATGCCACCACCCATATTCTTCATGATAACGACCCCAATTTATATTATAATTCTTACCTTCATCCTCAATTGAAGTACCACCAGTTTTAGTTATATGAATGAATTTTAATTCTTTTTTACTCATTATCTATATTTTTCTAACAGTATACTTATATCCGCTGTCGGAATTTCTCTCAAATAACCTAGCCATATAATAGGCTTTATCATAATCATTAAATTCTAAAACCTCACTTCCCCCATCTAATAATATCACATTTTGTATATTACCATTTGGTAGAAGTAATTCTTTAATTATGTAATACTTTTCTCCTTTCATTTCCCGTGTTATTATTGGGCTCAACTACTACCCCACTATTTGTAACTGTTACTTTAGTATTTTTAATTCCTCTTTTAATCTGAATTGGCATTTCGGTTATAATTTCTTCTAATTCCTCAATTGCATCCAAATAACTATCGCTGTTTTCCACAGTCTTAACTATCTTGTCTAAATAATCCCTCATAAAACTTGTCATTATTTTTATCTATTGACTTAACTAATCTTCTAACTTTTAATCCTAAATCGTAATTATTTGGATTTTCTACCTCCAAATCTTTCAACCCATCAATTAATTCTCTAAGTATTTCTTTTTGTAACCTCATTTTGCTTATTATTTATCTTTTCCAAAACCATTTCAATATCATCTAACTCAGGGTCTCCTCCCAAGTCAATAATCCATTTTTTTAACTCAGCGGCTTTCTCATATTCTTCTTCTAAAATATACAACCGCATTCTTACTTTAAGATACTCTATGTCGGCTTGCCCCATATTTATTACTTTTTTATTAAACCCCCGTATATACGTATTTTAGAGTGTGGTGGGGAGTGTAAGAAGGATTTTACTTCCACAACACTTGAATTAATACTATAGTGGTTGCTAATACTAAAGTTAAAACTGTTTTTAACGTTAAACTTTCATTTAATAATAAATATGTTAAAAATGCAAACGAAATAATTCCGGTTGCAAATCCTATTAGTCTAGCAGGCCATATATCTCCATCAAACCCTAAAGTTATAAATTTTGTAGCGTAAATATAAGAATAACCTATAGGAAATCCTAATAGTAAAGCCATCCAAAAAGGGTGTTCTTTAGCCCATTTTGAAACAAATTGCCCATTTACTTGAAACCATGCTATTATTTGACCTAAAGTAAAAATTAAAACTCCTATAAAAACATTTTTCACTATTCTTCAGTTTTAAATTCCTCCATAAATGATTCTTCTAATTCAGGAATTAATCCATCTATCATTTGGATGTCTTCTTCAGTTGGTCCTAATTCAACAATTTCATCTACTATTTCTTCAATGTTTTCATCTGTTAGGATTTCTTCTTTATCTTGCATATGTCTAGGAAGAGGCATTAGTAAACCAGCATTTTCAATTAGGTTCCATATTCTCTCCTTCCATAAATCCATTTTAATGTCTTCGATTTTACAATTATAACCGAATCTTTGAGTTAGAATACCTGTTAATTCAACGAATTCATCACACAATGTATCTAATTCTCCTCCAATAGGGAAATTTTTTCCGTATTCATCAGAACCATTAGTTCCTTTTTCATACATTGCTTTAATTTCTAACCATCTTGGAGTAACGTAATCTCTTTGAATTTTTGCCATAACTTTAATTTTTGTTTAATACGTGAATATACGAATGGCTCCTTGCGGAGCCAAACGTTTAATTATATTTCTTATTAATCTCCCATCTTAAGTCTTAAATGTTGTTCTACTTTATCTTTATATTCATTTGGGATTTTTGATATGATATCTTTTACTTCCATTCCTGATTCATAATCTTCTTCAGCTTGGTCAGTTAATCTATCAAATTCTGGGGATGCTTCTTCTAATAAAGGGTTGTTCTTTAAGTATTTTTTGTAATCGAATTCGTTTGACATAGTTTTATTTTTTTTTATCTGTTATAAATATACAAAAGAGAATTAAGGTAGCCAAACTACTACGCAGAAGTCGCATCATAGGTATAACCTATTATTTTACGTATCTTACCATTTCTTCTTAATGGGACAAAACAACTAGAAAATATTTTATTATTTGATGCTATAAAAGTAAATTTATATGTTTTACCTTCTTCTATAGATGATTTGAGTAATTTTTCTATTCTTTTTTTATCTTGATTTGAAACATAGCTTACATAATCTTCTCCTATTATGTCTGTTTCTCTCATTAGACCTAACATTTCTACTCCAGCTTTATTCATTCTTAGTAATTTACCTTCTAGGGAAATTTCATGAATACATAGGGGGAGAGATTGTAGTATAATTTTTGATTCTTCTATTTCTTCAAATACCATACCTCCTACACTAAATGAAGGAGGACATTTACTATCAAATAATGATTGTACCATTTTTTCTAGCTCACTTAACCTACTTTCCATATTCATACCCTTATTTTTTAAAACAATTTATCTTTAAATGCTATTATAAGGGTTAGAATAACTTGAAATACTATAATTACACCCATAGCTTTTTGTTGGAAACCTTTTTGGTTATATATTTCACCTTTGGCTGATCTCATTTGAGGTGGGGACCAAACATCACTTACTTTATTTTTCCATTCCCATAATTCTTCAACATCTTTTTCTATGCTTCTAAATTCAGTAATTTCTTTTTGTAATGATTGGAACTTTGAGTCTAAATCTTTCTTTAGATCTTCTTGACCCGAATTTAAACGTTTTAGCTCATGGAGCATTAACATACCATATTCGGCAAAGGTGTTTGAATTGTTATTTTCGGGTTTTGGAGTTTCCATAATACATATAAATTAATATCTAATTATAAATATTATAAATTATATTCATCTTTATATAATTGGATAAAGATTTCACCTACCCCAATATCAAGTAAGATAGCGTCAGCAGGTATGCCTGTAAGTTTAATATTTGGATCTAATACCTCATCAATATTTTTATTCTTTATAACCTTTATTTTAGTTTTAGCATTAGACCTATTTGAAGTCTTCCAAACTACCACTACTGGGTGTTTTGCATATGATGATTCTCTAGCCATTATCTTTCTAGTATTACAAAACCTCCAAATGCGTTATCAAATACTTCTAATAGATTTTCATAATCACCTGACATCATTTCTTGGGTGATTTTAGTTGAATCTAAATCTAATTGTTTAGCTAATTTTTTAGCATATCCTATTAATGCATATGCATTTCCATCTGGTCCTGTTAAGTCTATTACCATTGGACCTAATTGTTGTTGTTTTTTTCTAATCATAACTTTTATTTATTTTGGTTTTTATATAATTTAGAAAGATTGGATTTTATTTTAAACCCAAATCCTTTTAGAATTGAATTGCATAAATATGTTTGAACTCCTAAAACATTTTTACAACTATCAACATTTTTAATAAATTCATCTAATTTGGTGTTGAAATCATATCTCTCCTTCATAAAATCTTTAGCAATAATTTTTGCTTCTTCTAAAGAATATAATTCTCTAATCCCAAATTCACAATAAAAATTTGGAAAATTTGTAACTGCATCTTTGTCTAAATTGTACATAACTCTAATTTTTTAATTTTTTTAAATGTTTAGGAATGAAATCTCCTTCTTCATGTGATTTAATAATATGACAGTGTTTACATAATAGTTGATAATTTGAAGGTTGTTCTCCTTCAAGTGTTCCCTTTGTTAAAGGATTTTTATGGTCTACATCCATTAAAGAAGATGCAATCCTAATATTTAAATTAGGATAATGTTGAGTAGGGGAAAATCCACATTTTTCACACTTTAACTCCCCCATAACAATCTTTTCAACCTTATAAAATAGCCAAGGTCTAGATGAAGCATTACTTGCTAATTTACTATATTGAGTATGAATAGAACAATAAGTTTTACTCTTACCATTCTTATATTTTTCAGCTTCATTTTTACACCAAGTAACTTTACACATAACCTTTATTTTTTAACTTAACTCATTAACATCGTGAATATACAAACTCTATTTCACTTTTCCACATATCCATCCATAATAGTCATCATCTCCTCGTTTTTTTGGAGGTGGTGTTTGGTAATAAATTCCTGAATATAATAAGTTATTTCCTGATAGATCTCTTATTTTGAATTTTTTTCCAGGTTGTGATTCTTTTACTATTCCTATTTTTTCATTACCTAAAAAAATGAATTTTACTTTATCTCCAGTTTTATACTTCATATCTACTCTATTATTTGAAAATTTTCTCGTTTTAATTGTAATTCTAGGGAAAGAAATAAACAACTATCTTTTAAGAAATATGGATTCATTTCTAATATAGAAACTATTTCTTCATCCTTAAATGAGCCCATTAACTCATTAATGGAAGCAGGCATTGTGTCTAAATCAATCATCGAATAACGTTTTTAAATTTTGTTTTTGTATAATTTGTTTTAACTTTTTTGTGTATTTAGGATCCTCAGCATAGTACTTATCTAAATATTGAAAGTATTCTCTATCAGATTTAATTTTATAAAGATAAGATGAGGAGAAGAAAGCATAATCGTATAAACTTTCCTCCCATGTGTTATAATAAGCATGTCCTTTTTTAGTACCTCTGGCTGTATTAATCCTAATTCTAGCCTGTTTCATCCCAAATAAATTCATTCCATCTTGGAAGATTACAGAAGTGAAATTACCAGTCTCTAACTGAGCCTGGGCTAATACTATATGTGGGAATTTGAAGTTAAGTTCTTTGATTTTAGTTATTAACTTGTTTTTACTAAATTCATTTTCATCTTCTATGATGAGTATCGATTCAGTATCTGTAATATATTTAACAACCGTATTAGACGATGATAAACCAAGAATTAATACTACCCCAAATATTAAACCTAAATATTTTAAGGTTTTAGGTAAGTATTTAATTTCATAATATTGTAAATTTTCTTTGTCATAACCATAAACTTTCATAATAACCATTTTAATTTAAAGAATCATCACCAATATTGGCTTTAAGATAATCTATTGCTTCTACTACTTTAGCACAATCCTCATACATCTCATGATGTTCAAATATTTTAAGATTTTTTTCTAAAGTATCTACAAAATTATTTCTATCTACTGTTAAATCAAATACACTATAAGTACTTTTAATATACACCTCTAACACATGAATATGTCTTTTTTTTGTAGTTAAATTCTCAAGGATAGTATTTACAATAGCTTTAGCCATTTCTAAATCCTTACTAGTTGCTAGTTTTTCAAATTCTTCTATATCGTGTACATCTATTGAGTGTGCCATAATCTTAAAATAAGTCTAAAAATTTATCATCTATCTTTTTACTCTTTAATTTTTGTTTTTTATCATCTTCTTTTAGCATTTTTTTAGCTAATTTATCAAGATGTTTTGATTTGATTTTATCGTAATCGTTTACGATTTTATCATGTTTTTTATTTTTAATATTTTTTAATTTCTTTGCTATTTTACTTTTCTTCTTACTCATCATTTCTATTTATAGCTAATAATATCAAAATCATCCCCACTGTCATCTTTTTCAGAATCACCTAAACCTAATTCTTCTAGTCTTTGTTTAGTATAGTCATCTAATTCCCAGTCAATTTTTCCACCCATTTGAGGTTTGTGATCTTCCAGATTTTCAATTTCTTTCTCAGTGAATACATCGGTTATAAATAGGTAATAGCAATTGTAACAAATCATTTCTAAATTGTCCTTCCTCCAATTTTGTTTGTTAGCATCTTTAAAATGCAAGAGTAGCGGCATTTTGTAATCATGAACTCTTCTTTCATTAAACCCACATTTTCCACATTCTTCTTTTAAATGTCCCTCACTAATAAGTCTATATTTAAGTTTTTGGGGATTAAATGAAGATGGATTCATATCACCACTTAAGATTTTATCTAAAGCAGGTTCTTTTTTAGAATTTCTTAAGAATTTTGGTATACCTTTTCCACTTTGATTCTTATGTTGATGGTATAAGGATTTATATCCAGGTTCTGTTGCTTCATATAACATTGCCCATTTTCTATAATGTTGTAAACTACAATTAAGATAACGAGCACTAGCCATATTACTCTTTGTCTGGGACATTGCTGCTAGGATCATCTCCTTGCTTAGGGGTTTCGCTTTTCCCGCCATTGTTTTCTCTATTTTTATTATACTCTACAAATTCTTCTTCTGATACAAATTGGATATCATTCCAGGTATCATCTTTGTCTCCATTAACTGTAGTTATAGCTTTATATTGTCCTACTTGAGAACATTCCACACATACTTTATAGCCATACTTTTCTAATCTAAGTTTTGGCATTGGTTTATCACAAGATAAACATGGGATCATTTCTAATTCCATAACATTCAGTTAATTAAATATAATAAAAATTTTTGGGGGAACCTAATCTAGATCATCATCTCCTTCATCTTCCTCCTCATCATAACTATCAAAAGGATTTGTTAAAATGAAATCCCATAATTCTTCAGGAGTATGAATTAAATGGTCTTTACCATCAATTCCTCTGATAGGGGTTAATATTCCATTATTATCAAACCTTTCAAATACATACCAGTGAAGGTAAGAAGATGTATCTTCTCCATAGACTATTCGGATTAAGTCTAATACTACATTCCAATATTCTACTGTAATGTAAGAAATTGTAATTTTTTTATCGGCTAATAATTTTACTTCTTCTAAAAAGGAGTTTTCTAATCTATCTACTAATGATAAGAAAATGATTTTTTCAGTAAATTCAATGTTATCTTTTATTTCAACATCTACATTTAGGATAGTTTTAAATATATCCTTTATCTCTTCTTGATCTTTGAATTTTTCCATCTTCTAATTTTTCTAAGTCAAATATTTTTAAAAATTCAATAACACTTAAATTTTTTAAAAAACTTGCTTTCTTAATTGCTCCTTCAATACTATGTGATAATATCTTTCCTAATGATTCTTTTTTAGGATCTACTTTTGAATAGAATTTGTATTGATTCATAATTTAGATATTAGTTTTTTATCAATTTCTATACATTTTTCAAATTCATCTTTTTGAGCATAAAAATCAGAGATTTTCATTAAAGCTGATCTGAATTGGGATTTTTTTAATTCTACTATTATTGATAAATTAATTATATTAAATATTTCAACTTTTTTTAATTTATTTTTAATTGCATGTTCTATAGATTCTAAGGTCTCCTCTAATATGTAAGTTACAAATACTTCATTTTTATGAAGATTCTTTAGATTACCAACATCACTATATTCTAATTCAATATAGGGAGCTTTTCTTTCTATTTTTTGTTTCTTTTTTCTACCCATGGTTATAAATACACTAAATCATTCTGATATTCATTCATTTGAATTATGTGAATTATTAGATTTCCTAACTCAAATTTACCTATTTCTCCATTATCTTTTATAATATCTGGGAGTTGTTGGATTAGTTGGTAGTCTTGTTGGGTGAAGTTTAAACTATCAATCTCAATTAATATTTCATTATTTTTCTCATTATCATATGGTTTAATTCTTTCATATAAATTAAATGATGTATCTTCCATTTCAATATAATCAGATACTCTACCAACCATAAATTGTTCATCACAATAAAGTGTACTACACCATGGTTCAAGTAATTCTAATAGTTGTAGATTACAATTTTTAACTATAAAACCAATATCATATTTTGATGGTACAAGTGGCTTCATTAAAGCATCATGTTTGCAAAAATGACCCCACTTACGTAAAAATTCTCTTGTTGATTTATTATTTTGTTTTAACCATTCATCTGTTTCTCTATTTTTCATGAATACTTGACCATCAGGATTTCTTTTCGCCCCATCTGCAAATCTTGATCCTCTACAAGTCATATGGTAAACAAATCCTTCCCATGTTTGGATAAATTTAATTCCATTTAAATGAAAACGATTAAATATATCTGTGTCTTCTTTTGATTGAGGTGCAAATATAGGATCATGTCCTTCTATTTCTTGGAAATCTTTTTTCCAAAAAGCCCAAGGTGCAAATATACCCTCAGTTGTTGCTAGATTAGGTTGATAAAGTTTAACATGTTCTAATAATCCCTCTTCATCAAACTCCTCGGGTTCAATTCCAAAATCTTGTAATACTTTTTCAGGGCCTGGAGGATGTAATGGTGGTTCGATTCTAGTAAGTGATACTATTGTTTTTTCTTTAAGTTGTTTTTCAATTGCATCTAAAGCTCCAGGACAAAGGTACATATCTGCATGATAAATCATACATACATCACTTGTAGCTACTTCATTAACCAAACGATCATATAAAATAGTATGACCTAAACGAGTTGGACCCTCATTTCTAATTGCTTTAAATAATGGGTCTTTTTCCTTTATTTCTTGACACCATTCCCAAGTATTATCTTTATCACTAAAATCATCTGCTACACAGATTTCAACTTCATGATTACCTTGGTTTTTTCTTATAGCATTATAAGACCATTTAAGGTATTTTAGATTATTTCTTGAGGGTTGTATTAAAGATATCTTCATGGTTTATTATTTAAATATAATTATAAGATTGATAATTTTTACGTTTATATTTCTTTTGTAATTCTTGGTATTGAGAAGTTTTTAACTCTTTAAAAGATACTCTAGTATATATAAATTCATTTTCAGTTCCCTGTAGACCCACTCTAGGATGCTCATCACCTGGGAGCCATCCATCTCTATTTTGTATTCCTAAAATACTACAAATAATATTTTGGATCACTCTAGGTCCAGTAATATCTATTACATGATCTACTTTAACGGGAGTATTTCTTTCAATATTTTCTACTACTTTACAAATTACCTGATGGAATATTTTTTGATTAGGGGCTCCTCCTATAAACATATAACTAATATTACCAAACCCAGCATCAAATAAATGAATAGAACCCTGGTCAGGTAAGTTAAGTTGAGTAGGTTCTACATCTAGGTCAAACCAATAACCACCATATTTGTTTATATAACATATTCTAAAGAAATCTGCTATGGCTACCCCATTCCTCATTTTAGAAAATGTGGAATAATACTCTGTATCTTTAAAAAATGAATCTACATCATCATCTGAAAAATACTTTACTTCATATTCAGGGTTTAATTTTTCCCATTTAGTAAGTATCTTTTGTAGAATTGAATCAGATTTATCACAAGTATAGCTGGTAAATATTACTTTTTTAATTGACATACTGTTCCTTAGGTTTTAATACTATAAGTGTTTGAAAGCCTGGGTCTTTAATACTAGCAATCTCTTTATACCAATCAAATACAACATGGTATTGAGGTCTTTGCCAAAAATCATGGATAAAAATTAAAGAGTCTTTGTGTAAATATTTAAGAATATATTCAGCACACCATCCTCTAGCTCTCCCATCCACAAGTACTTTATCAAATTTTTCAACATCTAATTTATCAACATATTCAATATAGGTTTTAAATTGATGTTTTTGGGTAGGTAAAGTTCTTGGGGAATCCCAAGGAACTAGATTCATGTTTATATCTTTACCTACTCTAGCTTTAACTCCTTTGAACCATTCTGGGTCATGTTCTATTGAGTAATAGTTTTTTACAAAGTTAGGGAAATATAAAGTACTACCCCCACTCCCCCATTCTAACATGGTATCTGTGTAGTATAAATGTTTTAAAATTAGTAGGATTTCACTATCGTGCATCCAAGGAGTTGATGGTATTTCTTTAGAGTTTTCCATAATATTCATTTTGTTTTACTTGTCTATCAATTGTTTTACCATGAATTAAACAAAATACTTCATCTGTAGGTAAACTTGCTAAAGTTTTATACCCAGTTAAAACTTCATGGACTTTATTTTTCCATTTAATTTTACCATTATTACGATAGATACGCATTTGGTTATCTGGGAAGTTGATTCTATTTTTACTATCAACTCTCCATCCCCATTTTTGAATATGTTCTTGGGTAATCCCCTCAACAGTATTAATTCTAGGGACTAAATAAACATCTACATTATTATCATCTAAAATTTGAGGTAAAATTTCAACCATTTCAGGATCAATTATTTCATCTGCATCTATTTGATATATAAATTCTTTAGTACAAGCCTTAGTTAATCTATTCTTCCAATCTGCAAAATGATTATTAAAATTATCCTCTACTAATGTGATTTGATTAGCACTACTCAGTTTATGTAAGTATGCTACTAATTCAGTAGTTGGTGTATTTTTAGTTAAATCTAATAATACGACAACTTCATCATCCTTACGGATATTTTGTGTTAAAAACGTTAATAAACGTTGAATCTCAATGAATTCATTACATACTGTAACTGCATAACTTATTGTCATATAACTTTATTTAGAATGGTAAATCATCATCATCCTCTGTAGTAGTTGATGAGGTAGATTTATTAAAATTTTCATTTAAAAATTCACGTGGGAATAAATTTACTTCCCCATTATAGAATTTAGTAGAAACATATCTCCTCTTAATTGGGATATAGTTAGAATGAGCCATAGCTGCTTTTACAACTTCCCCACCTAATTCTTGGCCTGCGGGTTTACCTAGATAATCAAATAAACTTAACATTTCTGTATTTTCTGACATAACTTTTTTATTTTTAATTTTTATGATGATATGAATATAAAAAGAGCCCTTACGGGCTCCAAATTATTCAGGTAGAACTTCTATAAAACTTAAGGCTTCCATAAAATCTCTTTCCTCAAAATGTTTTATAGTACTCATATCCATTCTCCATTTGTAAAATTTTCCTTTTTTACCTGGGATTGGAAATTTTTCTTTTTCATCTTCTGCTACAGGGACTGCTTTTACTGCTGCCCACTTCCATTCTTTGGAATTAGCTCCATCAGCAAATACCATTCCTTTTTCTGGTAGGTTAATTGTAGTAGGCATCCATATTTTACCATTATCATCCTCACCCATAAGTTCTTTATGGAGGTTTGGTAAACGTTCAATCTGTTCTTCAAAAAATTCTTCTCCTTTTTGCATTAAAGTATTACTTTGAAAACCACACCCAAAACATTGGTAGGTTTTTACATTTTCATTAACCTCGTTAACAAAACAAGCATCACTCCCACAACGAGAGCATACTTCTAATTTATCACTATTCATTTGTTTCTAATTTTTTTGTTGCTACTATTTGGTATCCTTTATAATTTATATCATATAAATCCTTATACATCTCAAAAAACATCAATATTCCTAATTCAGGAGAATTAATAGGATTAGGTTGGTTTGGATCTTTCCACCCAAAATCATCAAATATTAATAAACCTCCAGGATTCAACATTTTATGGGAATAATAAGCATCATTAAGAGTATCATCTGATCTATGTGAGGCATCTATATAAATAAAATCATATTTATTTCCTTTTTCTTCTAATTGGGGTAATAAAAAACGAGAATTGCCTTTATTGATATTGAAATTAATATTAGGGTAAAAAGAAATATTATGAGTGAAATTATTATAAATAAAATTTTTATCTTCTTTTAAAATTTGGGAAGTTCTTCCCATCCCTTCTTCTTCTAGGGTACCTCCAAATGTATCTACAATATAATAATTAGTATCTTTTTCTAAATATTTACCACATAAAAAACTTGTTGCCCTTCCTTCATAACATCCTATTTCTAAGATATTTTTAATGGATGAGGGGGGTTTGAGTTTAGTAAATACTTCATCCCATAGAGGAATCATCCCATCAAACCAATTTTCAGTAAATTTTTGGTTGGGGTTATATGTAAAATTACTCATTTGTCTCTAATTTTTTAAGTTTAGGTAATTCTAATTTTTTAAGTTTAGGTAACTTTAATTCTATTTGTTTAGCTACTTCAGTAAAATAATTAGTGATTATACCTTCCAATTGATCAACCATATTATCAAAGCTGAATTTAGACCTACTATGGTATCCTTGACGTTTACCTTTTATCTTATAATCTTTATATTTTTCTTTTACTTCAATTAAAGAATGACCTATATGATTTAAATCAGGACTAAACCACTGAGAACCTTCAATTAATATATCTTTTACTTGGGCTGAAGGGTGGATATCTTTTAATTCTCCCCTTAATAAAGTAGTAAAGTTTGGTGATAAGAAATCCATATGACCTGACCATCCTGTAGTAATAATTGGTTTATTTGTTAAACTAAATTCTAATAATGGTCTGCCAAATCCTTCCCCTTTAGTTAAGCTAACCATAGCTTTAACTTTTGGATGGTTGTATATTTCATTTACTTCATTATCTGTAAAATCTCCATGTAATAGATATACTTTAGGTAATTTACTAGATGGGCAAGATTTTTTAATTGAATCTATTTTTCTTTGAATCTCTCTTCTATCCATATAACAACTTCCAGCTCCACTTGTTTTTAAGATTAATGCTGGTTGGTTAGATTTATTTTTAAAGGTTTCATAGAATGCTTTAACTAATAGACCTACATTCTTTCTATCCTCACCTAAATCACCTTGCATCCAGTGACCTAAATATAGATAAGCAAAACTTTCATTAATAGAGTCTAATGAATTAAATAATTCAGTATTTTCAAATTCAGATTTTGTTTCTAGAACTTTATAAGTATCTAAATCAACTCCTTCCATCAATACGTGGATTGGCTTTTCTAATTTTAAAGCCCCAACAATATTTCCTTGTTGATCTTGCTTATTATATTGAACATCTTGGAATATTTTTTTAGAATGTTCAGATGAAACTAATACTAAATCCATTCTATTACATCCTTCAATCCATTGAGGGGCACAGGCAGTTGTTTCAATTCCTGCTGTTAAAATAATATTAAATTTTCCTACAGCTTGTGATTCATTTGGAACTGTAATTTGCATCCAATAATCAGGTTGTTCTGTTAATTGTCCTAAATGGAGATATTCTTTTAAGAACCCCCATTCTTCTTTATGGTCATCAATGAATCCTTGAGGTGTAGCACCCCAACGCTGTGGGATGATTTTTACATCATATTTATCCATTTGGATAAGGGCTTTAACAACATCTCTACTACGACTTCCATAACCTGCATAACAGTCTATAGGGCAACTTATATAAAATGTATTTTTACTCATATTTTTATTTTAATATTTTAAACTATGTTCTAATTTTCTAGGTTGGAAATCATCATCGGATAAAAATTCAAACTTTTCTCTAGGTTGCCAAGTTGAAAATAACTCTTCCATACCTTCAATTATATTTTCTCCCATTTTTTCTGCTGTAAATCCAGCTTCATCACTTGTAGCCCATTTATGACCTTCTAAACCAATTTCTTTTCTTTCTTCAGAAGACATTTTGTATAGGTTATAAATTTGTTCTGCTGCATCCTCAGCACTACATCTATCATCAAAAATATATGGAGTTGGAACTGATCCTTGGATTGAGATATTTGTTGGGAATACTGGTAGAGCCCACCTTCCATGTTTTTTAAATGTACCTCTATGATTTGATGGTATTTCAGGAGAGGGTGTAAACCATTTTCCTTCATTGTCTACAAATCTCATTTGATCTTGCATTCCACCTGTTGTGTTGGCTATGATTGGAGTACCGGTAAGTAGAGATTCGGTTAGAGCTAATCCCCACCCTTCATTTGAAGTTAATAATATAGTACCATCTGCACTATTATACAAATAACTCATTTGTTCCGTAGATAATTTATTATTTGAAAAAACTATACTATCTTCATCTTCCCCAAATAGGTATTCTGTAATAGCAGTCAAATCAGTACCATTTTCATCTATAGGTTGAGTATGTAAAACAAATCTAACTTCGTTTCTTTTATTCTTAGGTAATTTATCTAAGAATAACTTCCAAGCAAGTAATGTATCTGGGATTTGTTTTCTTCTAATATTTCTAGAGTTAAATAATAATACGAAATCTTTATCTTCTCTAATATATTTCTTAAACTTAGTGAATTCTTCTACTTCATCTTTAATAGGTTTAAAGATTGAAGTATCTAACCCATGAGGGACATATTTAATGACTTTGGACTTAACTTTATCACCCAAAACAATTTTATTAATATTAACTGTTTGTTTTGAAATACCAAATAAAGCATCACAAGACTCATAATATTCTCTATTATATGCAGGTGCTGGATAATCATCCCATATGTTTAAATAAGCTATTGGGATATCTTTTCTAATTTCATTTTCCATTTGAAATAACCAAGTAAAATATCTTGGATCTGTAATTAAGAAAATAGCATCGATATTTTCACTCTTAACTACTTGTCTAAGTAAATCAGGATTCCCATAACCATCTGTTGGGTATAACATAACACTAGCATCTTCAACCCCTGCTTTATCTGCAGTGTCTTTTGATAAATCTAATCTCTTTCCTTTTTCAGGATGTTTTATTGCACCTGCTAATTGAACCCAATTGAATTTATGGCATGTATTTAAAACCATCTCACGTCCAATTTGAGCTACCCCACTATGAACTCTAATATCGTCTGTTAGAAGAAGAATATTTTTTCTATCTTCTTTTTTGATATAACCTTCCTTCATTTATTTAACTATTTATTTCAACATTTACATTGTGAATCATTTTTCTAAATTCAGGGTCTGTATTGTACAGATGTACTGCCCTCTCAGATAACTTTTGGAAGGTAAATTTATGTTTGATTGTGTTTATTCTAAACTCATCCCACATCCCTTCATCGATCTTTACGCTTGTTAGTTTTTTGGCCATAATTTATTTAATTTGATATATTTATATAATTTAAGAAAAAGATTTACCCAAGCCACATAATTTTTCATCCTTAGCATAAGGACAGAAAGAACAGTTCCATTTTCCTGGATTAGATATCATCTCATGTGATTTATATCCTTCTTTATTGAATACTTCTTCAATAAATTCTTTTAATGATTTGTTAGCTTTACCTAATTTAATCTTCCCTGAAGGGGGAGTAAATGTTTGGATTCTAGATAAGGCTGCAGGAAAATCACTTTCTTTAGGTACTTTTCTTTTTACAATGAAGAATTCGATTTCAATATCTTCTAATGGGATATTAAACTGCTCACCAAAAAATCTTTTATATAGTATAAGTTGGGCTTGTTTGTTTTCATCCTTTTTCTGTTTATCACCCCACGATCTAGTACTTGTTTTAATATCAATAATCTTAAATTTGTTTGTAGGTTCATGATACATTACAACATCTAAAAATCCTTGATATATAACATTATTATAAAATGGGTGAGGTTTAGCCATTACAGGTATTTCACACCCTACTAAATGCCATCCTCGTTTTGAAAAATACTTTCCTCTTTTCTTTTTAAAGAAATTAATAATTTCAACCCCATCTTCAAAAAATTCTCTTAATTCTTCAGATGAACTAAAATGTTCATTGTTATTCTTTTTGTATTGATTTTGATATTCTTTTCTCAACTCATCTTCAAATAATCCTACTGTATCTTCATTATCAGCTGCTACTCCACTTTGATCATACATTACATCTAGATAATGTTGAAGTGTTTCATGAAGTGCAGTCCCAAATACCGTATGGATTGTTGATGTAAATTTCTTATGGCCATCTCTATATTGTAAAGACCATCTTTTATTACACCCTCTATACATTGAGAGTTGAGAGAAAGAAATACCTTTTTGGAAACTATAATTAATAGGTTCTGGTTGGTAAGACTTTATTTCCTTTACTATTTTAGGTATTTTCTTAGCCATTAATCTGGACTTTAGTTTCTGATTGAGTAGTTTCAAACAAATAGATATCAATCAAATCTTTTGTTTTAGTTAAATCCTCATCGAAATTGCCTTTATGTCTACATCTAACAATTCTTTTTATAATATCAAATTCATAAGAATTTAAATCCCATTCTTCAGCGAATTTATATAAACTACCATTTCCTTTATAGTGAGATTGAGTGTTAATTGTCTTACCCATTATTTTAGCATTTTTTTAATTTCTTTATCATTATATCCCATATTAGATAATATTGATGTTTTTGATTCTTTACCCAACATTTTGGAATAATCTTTTGCTTCGGATAAACTACATTCAAAGTAATTTGAAAGAGATTCTATCAATTCTTTATTTGATTTATCTGATTTACCTTTAACATATTTTAACCACAATTTCTTTTTTGGGATAAATTCTTTATAAAAAGAATAGATTTGTTTTTGTTCTGTATAATGAAACTTTTGAGCCATATTTGCTATTTCAACATAACCATGATATTGAGAAACATATCTGTGAATCATATATGCATTAAAATCTTTCCATGAATCTTCAGAAATATCTGGAATGGAAGTTTTATGGGTGGTTATTTCTTCTAACCACCCAAATAAACCTTTTATAGCTTTCTTATCCATTAATTGGTGTATATGTTAAAATTTGAATTCCAGAATATCTAGATTCTAATTTTAGTTTAGCATATTGCCAAGATGAACCTTCAACGGTTTCGGTTAATGGATAGCTTGATGAATCTGTTTTGAATGTAACTTTGTACTTTTGCATAACTACTTTGTTTAAATTACTTAATTAAAAAATCTTTATATTCTTCTCTCAATTCCTTAGGAATTGTTCCTTCTAGAATCTTACCAGTTTGAGGATCGTAAAATACTGGAATAGGTAAAATACTATTCTCTTCACTACCTACTACAAACTTTGAAACTTCCCTCAAGAGCATTCCTTGTTGGAATATTACATTTCCTTCTTCTGTTTCTACACCTGTTGTAGCTTTTAAATCAATGTTTAAATTCATTTGTTGTTGATCTTGCATAATTTTAATTTTGTTTTATATCCGAATATACAAAAGGATTTTAAGATATCCAAATTTACTTTGAAGTAATTAATTTTGCTATTAAACTCATTGCATTAATTTCTTTATCTATTGCAAATTGAGCTTGGTATTGATGTTCATTAATATGGATAGCTACTGACCCTTCATTCCCATCAGCAAATTTAGAACTATTTTCAAATAAGAATTTAAATAACTCCTCAAATTGGTTTTGACCCGAATCAGCTATGATTTGTCTTACAGTTCTAAAATTAGGTTTTGATTTAGATAATTCCTTCAATACTTCAACAGTATAATTGGAAGATACCAGTATTTCCTTGTCTATAGTCAATTTACTCTCATGAGTCGATACCTGTACTGAGTTTAAACATTTCCTCAAGTCAGGATAACATTTATTAACTATAACAGCTAAATCTCCCATTTCAAATTCAATCTCTTCTTGCTCTAAAATACCAGCTACATGAATAGCACATTCCTTCTTAGATGGGGGAACTATTTTTAGTACTTGACATCTGGATTGGATTGGATCAATTATCCTCTCAACATAATTACAAGTTAAAATAAATCTTGTAGTTCTAGAAAATTGCTCAATCACATTTCTAAGTGATGCTTGAGCTTGAATTGTTAAGAAATCAGCTTCATCTAATATTACTACTTTAAGGGGTGTAAACGAAGCTGCACTAGCAAACCCCTTTACTTTATCTCTAATAGTATCAATACCATTTTCATCTGAAGCATTTATTAGGATATATTCACAATCTAAATTCTTAACAATTAATTTTGCTAAGGTAGTTTTCCCTGAGCCTGCGGGACCTGCAAATAGCATATTTGCTAGATCATTTTGCTTTAGGAACTTAGCAATAGTTTTTTTAATATTTTCGTTACCTACATAATTTTCTAATGTGGATGGACGATAACGTTCCACCATTAAACCATGATCTTTATTCATAACTTTTTTATTTTAATAGAGGTGAAAATTAATCAACTAATTCGGGCCAATCATGATCTTCATTGACTTTATCCCTAACTAATTCAAATTCAACTTCAT